TCTATTTCAGATTAATCGCCCTGTTTAATGAGGTAACGATTCGAGATAGCCTTGAATTGGAAGTTGCGCGTCAGCGACTTGAACACCAAGCCTTCCCTGAACTTACCTTTCAATCCACTGTCACCATCGGCCATCAACAACAGCTCAGCAATTGTCTGTGGCAAGGTGAAGCGCAGGTTGAACGTAGGGACCATAGCCAGGTCCAGATCATCACAGACATGCCGTGCAGCACCAGGCAACATGTACTGCTGTGCATCGATGTCAAACACGTTGTAGACGTACAGCTCGACGTCATCCAAGCCTTCAAAGTTACCTTGAATGCCCGGTCCAACCATCTCACCTTGAATGGCAATGCTACGGCCAGTCGCGGCATGATAGGTGCGCAGTTTGTCGTCAAGGTTGTATTTGTTGAAGGTCTTGACAAAGAGGTTTTCCTCATTGCCTTCGAACTTCAGCTCCAGGTTACGCGAGCATACGCCGGTCGTAACTACCTTGCCTTCAGCGCTGTCATGTTCTCGCACATAGCCTGTGAAGCTGCTACCATCCAACTTGAAGGTGACGTTGAACTCTTCCTGAGAGACAACAGCATCTTGGAACTGGCGCTTGAGGTTCTGCACCCGTTCCTGATCGGACTTGCGGATGAATTGCGGGAAGTTACCTTTGGCCAACCCTGCAAGATTCGCATTGACTGGCTTCTCATACTTCAGGATGCCCAGGAGTTCAGTTACGTCAACATCACAACCAGCCACGGACTCTTGGGTTACAAGCTCAGCGATCTTGTCACCGTTAGGCAACTCTTTCACAGGGATCAACAGACCTTGACTGATCTCACCTCGCAGTTTGATCGTGCGCAGTCGCTCACCTTTAACGCCTTCGTAGACTTTCGGCTCTTTGTCTTTCGACAGGAAAGGTGCAATCTCAGTCGGGATCCAACTGTCGACTTCGAAGTAACAGGCAATATCACCTGTCACATACAAACCTTTCTGTGCCACTACACGCCAACCGCCAATCGTGGCGATGTCAAGTGCATCAGCGTTCGGGTGCGCGATTACTTCATCCAGCACAACCAAACGCGCTAGTTTACGTTCACTCATTTCTTTCAATCCTTCAGGTCGGGGAATTCGTATTTGTCGTCAAGCGTGAGTTCGATTTCACGCGCTTTGTAGCTGATTTCTTCTTTGGAGAAGGATGACTCACGGTTATCGTGATAACGCTGCCATGCGCGCAACACTTTAAACATCGGTGCGTCGTAATCAAGTGCAGTACTGTCAATGCCCAGCGACTTGGCTACAGCAGTCGCAACACTCCTTGACGATAGACTGACACCTTCAATGCCTGCATCGTACAGCTTAGGATCGATCAGAACACCGACAGCGCACATGCAACCATTGTCACTGCGATACTGGCACGAACCGTTTGAGTCGACAGCTTGCTTGCCTTGTTTGAGTAAGTGGTCAGCAACATGCTGAGAGACTTGAATGATATAACGCTTGGTGATTTCACCAGACATGTCGTACTGCTCAAGGCTTTTCAGGTGCTCGTGCATTGCCGCCGGCGATTGAGTATGGTCTGGCTCTGCACCTTCTTCAATCCAACGCTCATAGCCAGCATAAAAAGTAAGTTCATGGTCAACGTATTTCGAATAACCGTTGTCATGGTAGTTCTGCCATGCCTTCAGCAATTCGATTGTTTCAGCGCTGAGCTTCATTTTCAGCGACAAGCCAACAGCGGCGACGATCTCTTCGCGGGTCATAGCTTTGCGTTCGAGTTCAGGGCTGTAGACTTCATCAGTGATCAGGCAACCAACTGCACACATGTTACCACCTTCACGGTACATGCATTGCTGGATGCTGTTCATGCTTCGTGCCTTCTGATTGGTCAGATGGTCACGGATCTTTTCGGAGATTTGCAGGAGGGTCATGCGAATTTACCTTCAATCAGCAGTTTATGGATATTTGCAGGGCTAGAGGCTTCATCGCCATCGCGAACCCAACGTCCGTATGACAATACTTGTGAGCCAATTTCTGGAGTACAGACGTAGTCGTCGTGATATTCTTGCCAGCGGCACATCATTCTTTCAGTCGGTTCGTCGATCTCGAAGCCTAGAGATTCAACCAATGCATTGTGAACTTTGTGGTTATCAGCGCATTCGCTTTCGATCCGGCCTGCATTGTTACTGTACACCTCATCGGTAATGAGGCAACCAACAGCACACATCAAACCATTTTCGCCACGATAACGACAAAGACCGTTGTCAGACAATGAACGCGCTTTCTGCGCAGTCAAGTGGTCACGGATCTTTTCAGAGATTTGTACAAGAGTTTTCATTTCTGCTCCAGGAATTGTTGGGTATCACCTTCATCACCTATACAGATGGCAATAGTGCGACCAAGCTTAACAATTTCAGTGAACACAAGGCTACCTACAACATGGCTAAATGTGATTGCGTCATTCATCAGGGAGTTGAAACGCGCTTCATCAATTCTAACGATCATGATATAAGACCTCGGTCACTGTTAACGTTGCGTCAGGACATAACTGTAGCAACATCGACTTGGTGTGTAAAGCTTTTTATCACACAACGTCGATTCTTTTGTCCCTGTTCAGGTACTCAGTCAAGCGCTTGCTGAACTTGTCAGCTTCACTGAACGCTTGACCGTCATCCATCTTCAGCATGTCAAGCAAACGCTCTTGAGCAGTGAGCAGAAGGGCTTTCAGCTCAGCATTCTCACGCTGGGCCCTGACGTAGCAATCACCTAATGACATTTTGTAACTACCTCCGATTCAGTTTCGATCCATACACGAGCACCACACGACAGTGGCTTATCTGGTGAATAGACTACACGACTCGCACCATTTATTTCAACCTCATGTGCATACGTGTTGCCCTTGTACGTCTTCACAGTAAGAGTCGGTTTGTTCTCACCGTTCTTCGCGTTCGATTTGATGACATGTTGGTTCACATGTATGACTGTCTTCATGTCAATACAAATCCTCACTGAACAGTTCAGTAGAGCCCAGGTTACCTGACTTCAGGCGACGCTTGTTGATTTGTCCACCAGCAAGGGCAATCCAATAAGCTTCACTGCGATCCATGAAGACACCGAACTGGTCGATGAAACCTTCTTCGACACGACCTTCAAGTTCGAAGTCAAGCAGTCGGTCTTCGCGGATGTATTTCAACTGACTGTGCATCACCTTATCAAAGTGACGCGCACCAGCAATAATCAAATCACCATAACGACATGCTGCACAGACGACGAATCGACCAGGAATGAGAACGTTCGACATTAGAGGCAGCCTGCGTTAGGTGGAATACTTTGTTCGCGACGGTATGCTTGGTCAGCAATCAAAGCCTCACGAATGACGTTTTCGAGGATGAGCTTACGTTCGTCAGCGTTTGTCTGTCGAATAGGCTCAATGTATCGCGAAGCAATTGCACGGATCGTTTGTTCTGGTAACATGTTACAGTCCTAGAGATGCTTTGAGGAAACGGATTGTCAAGAGGTTATCTTGCTCAAGCGCTGATTCTTTGTAGCCGTCATGATCATCATGGTTGGTGTGATGCGTGTGGTTTGCTTCAACGCACGTCAACGCTCGTGCAAGTACACGAAGGGTCAGAGCGCGTGCTTTGATCTGGTAGTCATACTCCTTGCGGGTGACTGTATCGAGCTTTTCGAGATCGATCAAAGGCTGTTTGTAAGACTCGGTTTGAGACATGACGATATCCTTCTTCACATTTGTTCCGTGCATAGTAAAGGGGCCGAAGCCCCTTGTCAAAGGATTTGTTTGCTTCAGAACATGTCGTCGGCGATGTCTTCAACAGCGGTCACAAGACCATCGAAGTCTTCAGACGGGCCGTAGGTCGAAGCGAGAACAATCACGACTTCCTCGTCAACACCATTTTCTTCAGCGAGACTGCGCAGATAGTGTTCACGCGATGTGTAACCATTTTGAACATAGACGTCACAGACATTAACAATCTTAGGCTCAGGACCGATACCTAAAACAAACTCAAGCGCCTGTGTGAGTTTACCACATGCATAGCACATGTCGTAAACGTGTTTGCTGATGAGCTTTTTAACAATTTCATCTACAAGGTCGATGTTACCTTCACCGCTACCTTCGACCCATGAAAGCACATCAGCGCGTTTGACGAGAAAGCCCTTAGCGTTCAGAGCGGTGGTGATGTCAGTGACTACAAATTGGTTTTCAGTATTCATGGTAAAGTTCTCGATTCACGTTGTTTGCTTTCTATGTGTCCATGGTAAAGGGGCCGAAGCCCCTTGTCAAGCGTTTTTGTGTGATCAGTCTTGCAGGTAGCTGAAGCTGTTGCACACATGATTTGGGATCAGTTGACGATGCTGAATCCACCCGGTGAAGTTACCAGAATGAAACTTCCAGTCTTTGTCCATATGCGTGACACCATCTTCCCACTGGTTCGTACCAAAGACACCACCAACGAAGCGCGGGGTTTTAATCGGTGTACCCTGGTGTTCGAACGGGCTAGCGTGCACCTTATCGGCCCCTACAAGACGATCATAGAGCCCTACAGCTTTCTCAAGACTGTCATCACTCTTACGATACGACACTTGGGCACAGCATGAAGAACTGATCTTCAGGGCTTCAGCCAGTGTATGACCATGAGAGTCGACCGCAAGCTCAAACAGTTTAGCGTCTGTTGTAGCACTCCAGTAGCCGTCGAAGTAGAAAGGAACGTGCCACTCACCAGGTAGCAACATATGTGGTGAACTGTTGTTGTACGCGGCCAGCATCACATCAGCGAGGACTTTGATGGTCGGATCAGCCATCTCGCAATGACGCAACCAGAACCAGTTGTCAAAGCTGGTCGACGTCACGACTACCTTGATGTTCTGGGCGAACTCAGTACCACGGTTAGCGACCTGTTTGTGGTAGCCTGCTTCAGCAAAGCCTTCACTGAACTTAGCCGCACTCAGCGCCATCAACTTCCACCACTCTTGAGGTGTGTAGCCGTTGATCAGTTCGAAGTGTTCACCAGCGTCCTGCATACCGGTCTGATTCTTACCGAAGTGCACAGGCATTGCAGGGTCATTCATGACGCGCTCAAGCACAGAAGCAGTCGGGATTGCGCGTGAGCTTGCAGCATTACGCGAGAACTCACGGTGGGTCATCAGTTCAGCGTGAACGATGCGTGGGTAGTCGAGTACGAAGGTCGTAATACGAACGCCGGCTTCACTGATGGAGTCGGCAATAATTTCAGCAGTCACAGTCATTAATAGTTACCAGTACGAATTTGGTTGAGAATGTGCGCGTCTTCTTCCTCGAAGACATGCACAGGGATTTCTGGCAGTTCTGTGGCTTCAAGTGGTGCAGAGTTTGAAACGCTTTCCAGGACTTCAGCATCATCACCGTAGTGTTGCTTGCGAGCGATCATACCTTCAATGCGCCAGATCTTGTTGAGGGCTTCCTCACGCGAGTACTTGCGACCAAGTTCATCTTTGAACTCTTCAGGGTTGATCGGTGCACTTTCACCAGTGACATAATAACCACCCTTAGTGTAAATGATGCACACCATGAAGCGTTCACCACGAGTGATGTACTCTTCAGACAGAACCTGATTTTCAATCCATTCAAGCGACAGCTTTTTAGGATTAGCCATTGAGTTTGGCCTCCAGAGCATTGTAACCACCAACGTACTCGCTGAAGCCTTCGCTAATCAAGAAGATTTGAGGAACAGACGATACAATACCGCCAACCATCTCTTCAAGCTGTTCACGTTGGATGTCTTTGCCTACGACCTTATAGTCGATATCGATACCTTTCAGCTTGCAAAGCGCTTTAGCTTTTTCACAGTAAGAGCAGTTAGGACGCCCGTAAATCAATGCCTTCATTGTTGTACTCCGAGTTTATTAAGTTGTTGATAATATTGCAGTTTACGTTGATTGAATTGTCGGTTAGCGAGGTGAAAGAAACTGAGACGGATGTGGAACATATACTCCTTCGTCACCTTTTCAAGCTCACCCTTCATGACGTTGTTTAGTGCATCAAAATCGACACACAGCAAGCGTGCTGCGCGTTCTACCGTGATTGGTTCGTCGTTCATAGTGATTGAGTTGACATGACTGACAATCTCAGCAGACAAGCCCTTCTTGTAATTGATCTCGATTAACGCTTTGCGCGCCTCTTCCTCGATATCAAAGCCGAATACCTCTTTCCAAATATTCATCGAGGGTTTATAAGGAATTTGTTAAACACGAGGGCAATCGTGTAGTAAGGTTCAGCACACGGGCGGTCTTCGCAGTCATAGTCCATCACGTAACCTAGATTCTCCATGTCACGAATGAAACAAACACGATCCCAAGGAACTCGCTTAGAATCGATCCTGACGCGCATGTCTGAACTTGTCCGCATGCGTGGGAGTAAGTGATCTTTCAACCACTCTTCAAGCCCATCGCATGCTTGGGATTCTTGTATTGCCGTGTACATCTCATGTGCATTCATTGTGCAAGACTCAGGACGAATGGGAAGTGGGTATAGGATGCATAGAACAGAGCCGCACCGATAGCCACAGGGATTAGGGCTTCATAGCAGAGACGACCGCTGAATGCATTACCTACGAAGAACAACAGTATGCCACCAATACCAAAGAACGCGCTAAACCCAGTAACAATCAACCAGCCAATCACAGCCATCATATTTCTTCACCTCAATAAAAAGCCCAGTAGCTATTAACTTACTGGGCTATTATGAGGCATGTTGCTTATATTGTCAATGTATCCTTCACTTCTTTGGCGTTGTTAAACAGCGCTTACACATACAAGACTCGTACTGTGTGTCAGGCGTATACGGCTTATCGACAGTCATGCACCAGCATAAGTTAGACGACTTGCCGTCAGCCATTGCGCAGTACGCAGGGCCCGTACATTCAGGGCAATCGTGGGTGCTGATCGCACCCTTGATCTTGTTTCTAACTGCGGAGTGTGGCATTACCAAACTACCTCACAACCACCGCCACCACTACATGCCGCACCAGCGAGCGTATCAACATCCGTGAACTCTTTCTTGCTGAGTTGTGTGGAGAAGTCGATCAACTGCATGGTGTTGTTGATAGATGTCCACTTGTGAAGGTTGAAGCAATCCTTCAGACAGTTGGTCATTTCAAGTACATCACCATTGAAGTAGTTCTTGGCGAACTTGGTAGCACGACGAACCCAGTCACGTTTCAACAGGTCAGCAGAGTCTTCTGGATCAAGTGTCGAGCCGAAGCCGTTAACTGTATCAGTAGCAACCCAGAGGTTATTGTTGAAAGCATGCAAGCCTTCGACGATCAGACCCGATGCGAACATGGTGCAAGTACCGTACTTCTCAAGCAACTCAGCCGCGGTGAATACTTCGGTGAACGGGGCTTGTGGATAAGCTTTGTCACCCATTGCACTCAACAGAGAAACACCTGCGAAGTACTGACGGTTGTCGAAGATGTACTGTTCAACAGCATCCCAATCGTCAACGCTGATCGTGTTACTGATGTTGTGACGCAGTTTCGGATCCACGCACAGATGCACGTTTGTACCGTACTCAACCCAGAACTGTTGGGCTTTCTTCACGAACTCCAACTGTTTCACACCCATCAGGTCGGCCTTGTAGATCGACGTTTCAGGGGATGTGATAGGGAACGAAACAACTTTGTCAGTGCCACCAGCAGACCAAACAGACGTTTCAACCATTTTCGGGTTGATAGCACTGATCAGACTCAAGACATCGTCTTGGTCGTTCATCTGTACGTTACGGAAGTACAGTTTCGAGTGTTCACCGTGAATACCAGAAGCAGTGTTCAGGATCACCGAAGCGTTACCCGATGGTTTGGCGCAAGTGGTACGAGCAGCATGGTTGATGCCAAGCAGGTCGGCTACCAGAGCGTTGACACGCTTAACTTCCTCTGCACCATCGATCATGTTCTGTTCATCAAACACGATTTCAGGGTTGTTCATCCAACCAGTGATCGAAACACCGATCAACGCTTCACGTTCAGTGATGCGACGTGTTGCTTCAGTCAAGTACGTAAAGTTGCTGTAACCGGCTTGTAGGGTCCCCAGAATAGCGCCTGCTTTGCACGCGATCATCAGGTCTTCTTTGCTTACGCACTTGCCACCGTTGATTTCGGTTAGGTTGCAGAACTGGAAGCCCGACTCGCCGTCTTCAGCAGTAGGGATCATACCGATTTCAACGCAAGGGTTGAAGCAGTGTTCCAAGTTGTCAGTGAATACGAAGCCAGGCTCACCGACTTGTTTAACCGACTTCATGATGTGCGCCCACTCTTCGCGAGTGACTTCACTGCGCAACAGCATGACCGAGTTGTTAGAACGACCGCGTTGTGGGTTATCGATGAACCAACTACCAGTCTTGGCGTTCAACATGTCTTCGTCATCTTTCGAGAACAGACAGATTGTGGCCGAACGACGAACACCACCAGACAACACAGCATCGCTCATGTGCATGACGAAGTCGTATGCGGCGATGGTTTTCATGGCAACAGATTCATCTTTCGACTCAGGTACGAGCGAGTCAAGCAACGCTTCGCAACGCTGGATCGATTGACGCAGACCATCAGGACCAGGCGCTTTGAAGCCGCCGGAGATCATTGCACCTTTAGGACGAACCAGACTGTAATCGAACAGCACTTTGCAGCCTTCAAAGGCAGGGAACTCACCACCACCAACGAAGTACGAGGAGATCAGAATGCCAAAGGCATCAGCCCAGCCTTCGATTGAGTCTTGCACCACGAACACTTTGGCTTTCTTGTCGTGACGTTTACGCAGTTGTGGTAGTTGAGCAACGTGATGACTCTGTACAGAGAAGCCTACGCCACAACCACACAACAGGAGATACATTGCTTCTTGGAAGAAACGTGCACGGTTACAGTGACTAACCGAACAGTTGTACATGCGTGCTTCATGCTTGAACAGTTGGTCACCACCAAACTGCAATGCGCGCTGAGCACCAAGAACGCGTTTGTCTTTGTACGCTTGACCGGCGAACTGAATAAGGTCTTCCAGTTCAGGTGTCATGATCCCTGCATACTTCTTTCGGTGCATGTTCAGAACACGGTCAACCGATTCGTCCCATGCCTCATATCGCCCATCAACATCCATCCAGCGAGAATAACCCATGTAGAACTTAGATTGCGACATCATGTACTTACCAATTTCGTCTTTTTGCATTGTATCCTCTTACACGTTCATAGTGGTGTTAGTTGTTTGGGTTATTGATTAGTTAGTCGATCGTCGCATTTAGCCGGTCGAATAGCATTTCTTCTTTTACGACTTTTGAAGGTACAACATGCGGATCAGGGTGAAGGCTACCGATACGGTGAGCTTTACCATCGTCGTCGATATATGCAACTGATCTTCCATCCTCACTCACAACAATTTTATGTTGCTTCAGATTGTAGGTGAACGTTCTGAAATATCGAGAAGTTGCCAAGTGCTCAATATCAGTTGCATCGATGGTCAACACAGGTTCATTACAAACAGGCCGCGCTATGAATCTCATTGTTACCTCATATGTTTGGGTTGTTAATCAAATAATCGACCATTGCAAAGGCATCAGTGATGTCTGCAAGCGGGCTTTTATCGGATGCGCAGTTTAGCAGTTTCTCTAAGTCGACGTCTAAGCCTTTGTTTAGAAAGGCATCGTACATCGCTGTCTTGTTCGAGTTACCTTTGCCAGTGAACAACTTTTTCACCGCAGTCGGTGCTGGTGTGATGAATGTAATACCTTCTTTCCACATCTTATGTTTAAACAGGCCAATGTTCTCGGCAATGTTGAACACACGACCACTTGCACCCATAGCATAGCCTTCAAGGCAAGCTTCTTTCACACCATGTTTCTTGAGGATAGTAATCGCCCAAGAGGCAATGTTGTCATAACGCTCTTCATCACCGTGGTGCAACGTTGCTTTAAAGCCGTGAATATTACCGTAGGACTGGTCATACTTCTTACTGTCAATGTAGAAGTAGAATGTGCAGTGTTTGAATTCAAGCGGATTCTTTGTATCGTGAATGCAGATTGCGGGACAGCTCATGGACCAATCTAAGCCGGCTACAATACTCATTCTTCTTCACCATCAACCTCGACAGTTGCATCAACAGGTGATGAACAGAACGGGCAGCAGGTGATATTTTGCGCATCCTCTTCTTGATAGACAAGGATATATTGAGTGTCACAGGTCTTGCAAATGACTTCTGATTTGAGTAGAGACATATCGGGTGATTCCTAAACGGTTAATAATGATTGTATAACTTTCATTTATGACCGCTGGAATCACCC